CTCTGGCTCCAACTAATGCTCTTACATCACCATCAGTAATTAATTTCGAGCGAGGCCGTGGTAATATCTATGACGGAAACCCAGTTCTTATAAACACTGACAGGCCAGATCTGCCCTTTAATACTTATAGCGAGAATGGAGTTCTTACCGATAACTCTGCGCCAAACACTGTGACGAACTCAGGTGTCTTAGGAACAGGTACGTCAAGCCGTACTTCAGGCGGTAAGTCAGGTGGACCAAGTGTTCGCTCGATCATGAGTTCTTCGGGCATGAAGACAAGTAACAGACGTGGCTCTGATATTCCTAGTATGCTTGTAGACAGAAACGAGGCTCTCATCCGTATCGGTGGGGCAATGTACGGCGGCGCTCTTCAAGGCAACGGAATTACCGCTGCTACTCAAGAGTATGGCAGCATCCAAGACGCAAACCGTAAAGCAGAAGCGGCTCGGTTTAAGATCGAAGAGGCTAGAAGACTAGCAGCCGCTAAAGCAGCCGCTAAAGGCAGAGGCGGTAAAGGTAAAAAAGGTGATGGTCCGACGGCAGGTGAACTCCGCTTTGGTATCGCTAAACTGAACACAGCCTTGAATCTTATCCAGACCTCAGATGGTAGCCTTACAGGTTGGAACCCATCTGCAATCTTTAGTAAGTTTATAGGTAAAACAATCGGTAACGAGGAAGAGGCACAGCGTCTGTTCTTAAACGAGATTGGCCTAGATCAAATTATGAAGCGTGTATCTGAAACCAAAGGTGCTATCTCTAACGCTGAGATGGCGTTATTTGGTCGCCAAGTTCCACAACTTGGTTCTCAAGAGATCGTTTGGGAACGATGGTTACAGCGTCAGATTCAAATGTCTGAGATTCTTTTAGACCGCTTAGAAAACGGCGGTTCAGTAGAACCAAATGCACCGCTGTCACAGACAATGCCTAGTATAAGTGGTGGTAATGGAGCAACCACCTCTGGTGACTTCACAATCGTAGAGAAGACAGAATAGGAAGGCTAAAGTATGCCAACATACGAAATTACGGCCCCTGATGGACGCAAGTTTGAAGTCACAGGGCCTAACAAAGAAGGTGCGTTGGCAGCCTTAAAGGCCCAACTGGCTCAAGAAACTCAAGCAGCGCAGACTGAGGCTCCAGACACAAGTTTGTCTGGTGCCGTACAGTACGGCTTTAACCAAGCCCAAAGTATGGCAGGTAAAGGCATCCAAAGTGCAGGTGAACTAACAGGTAGTGAGACACTGCAATCAGTTGGTCAGGCCATGGATGAGAAGAACCAAGCCGAAGCAGATGCCCTCAACTATCAAAGACCAGAGAATGCAGACGGTATCATCAAGAACCTAAGAGAGGGTGACATCGGTGGTGCAGGTAAGTCTCTATTGTACTCAGCGGCAGAAGCGGCTCCACAGGTTGGTGTTGGTGTAGGTACATCTATCGCTGCAGGTGCAGCAATGGCAGGTGCTCCAGTAGTAGGCGGTACTCTTGCTGCAGGTGGTACACTTTTAGGTATTAACCAAGCACTTGGTGCTAATAGAGCCGAGAAAGAAGATAAGGGCCTAGATCCCACGGCTACAGTCACTGACCTATCCACAGCAATCGCTAGTGGTGTCATCGAACTTACGCCTCTAAAAGGTGGCGGTGCTACTCTTAGAGTTCTACGAGAAGGCGCTCAAGAGATGGGACAAGAGGGTCTCATTATCGGTGGTACAGCCGTCCAAGGCGGTGAGTATGTACCAGAAGAGATCGTCACACGAGTAGCTGAAGCAGGTATCGTAGGTGCCACAATCTCAAAAGGTGTCAACACCACCATCTCCACCGTGAATAAAGCAGGTGAAACTGTATTCCGTACAAAAGCAGAGTTAGACCCAGAGACTGGTCAGGCTGCAGGTGATGTCGCAAGGATGATGGACGAGATTGCCAAAAGTGAAGGCTACAACCTCCGTAATGTAGACCCATCTTCGAAAAAAGGTGCCGAAGCAACTCTTGCCGCTGCAAGAAGCCGAGTAATGGCTGATATTGATCAAAACATGCTTGTTCTTAGAGGAGAGATACTAAAGAATGCCGACGCAGAAACCAAAGCCAGATTTAAACAAACCCTTCGACAAGCCACCAACAAAATATCTAATACGGTCACGAAAGAAAACCTCGACTTTGTTAAACAGAAAGTTGGGGGGACATACGAAGGGAGATCACTACTAAATGCTCTTCGTAAATCTAATGTAATCACCGAAGTCTATTCTTCTGGACTTAAAGGCGGAATCTCGCAGTTTACTGACAATTTTAATCCTTTACCTCGCTTTGGTAGGGGCTACACTCCTGCAGGTTTGCTCACCGGAAACATTAACATGGGTGCCGCTGCCGCTACTGGAGGTCAGACACTAGCAATACAGATACCTGCAGTCGTAGGCGGTCGAGCAATCGACGCCGTGACAGGTAGACGGAGCAAGGTGAACACCTTTATCAGGAAGAACCGGAAGAAAGAAGGTCTGGCAGATCCGACAGGACCTAGAGTCGAAGGCCGTGCAGAACAACTTCGGGCAATCGCCAAACAACAAGCAGAGGCTGAAAAACAAGAGGCTCGTGATGCAAAAGAAGCCGCAAAGCAAGAGGCTCGTGATGCAAAAGAAGCCGCAAAAGAAGCCGCAAAACTAGCCGCTGCCGCTAGGAAACAAGAGGCCGCTGATCAAAAAGAAGCCGCCAAACAACAGGCAGATGCTAAAAAAGAAGCGGAACAAAAGGAAAAAGACGAGAGTTATGTCGCTCAGTATAACCAAGGTTTGTTTCCAAACCCTAAATCTCCAAGAGGTAAAGTTTACGCAGGTATAAACGAAGTAAATCCAAATCTTATGAAAGGCATGAGAGCCTCTCAGATAGATCAAATGATTTCTGATGTTTTAAACCAACAAGAGGCTAGGTTCCAAAAATTAGGTGGTGCAGATGCTGACATAATGCTCAGAGCCATTGCCGAATATAGGAAAATGCTTACGACTGGAAGCATGGGCAAGACTGGAGGACCGCTTACTACAGTAATAGGCTTAGTCAAAGATGGTGTTATAGGAATGAAAGCACCGAAGCCTCAACAAGGCCCACAAGGCCCACAAGGCCCACAAGGCGGTAGTCCCCGATCACCTCAAGTACAAGATGGGATAGACTCAAACAACGCTTTTCTTGACAATTTAGGCGCTAGAATTGACGAAGCCTCCGCATCTACTGTCGATAAAGCAACTTTGAGACAGGCGATAGGGGATATGCGCCTAAACTTAGGCTCAGATACTGTGAAGACACTAAAGTCTATTATAAGTAAGGCCAAAGGCAATCTTAAAGATAAAAAACTTGCAGATCAGTACTTAAAACCCTATTTAGACAGGGTAGAGATGCAGCAAGCCGCTCGTAAGGCAGGGGCAAACAAGAAGAAGCCAAAAGGTAAACAGAATGAGCCAAAGCAAACAACTCCACCCCAAGAAGGACCGGATAGTCCGAGTGTCGGGCAGGGAGGAAGTGTGGCTCCAGCGTTTCCACAAACGCCTCCAGAAAATCCAAAAAAACCTAAACCAAAAAAGCCAAGTGAACCAGAAGTAAAGAAGAACGAACCAGAGGCCAAGGCACTCGTTGAGATTGGCAGGGTTGGTACGAAATACGAGAACGGTATCCAAGACGTAGATCAGGCTCTTGAGGTTGCTAAACTCTTAGGCATTACTGTTCGTATGATGAACTCTGGAAATGCTATTACAACGGCTACTGGAGAGTATAATGCCAAAGGAGTTTTTGAGTCTGACTATAACATGAAAGGTTATGGTGGTACTGCCTTTGCAATCAAGGTCGGTGGCACATTCAAAGGCAAGAAGGAAACTAATCTGACTTCCCTTCGTACACTACTTCATGAAATGGCTCACGGTATGACTTTGGGTGATATGGATGCTAAAAGTCGTAGAGGTCTAAGTGAATATATGCAAAACCCTATGTCAAACGATAGTAGGGAAGGCATAGGAAGTAAAAATTCTTACATTTCCTCAGTTTTAAAGCCGATTATTGAAGCCAAAGGTACAGATCCTCGTAAGAATCCATTGATAGCTGAAATCATTGCAGTCCAAGAGTCTGCAGACGTTTTTGTTCAAAACAACCCTTCTGAAACTGCTTCTGTTCGTCCTTATAGAAATTACTTAGAGGCAATGAGTAATGCTTACACTTCTTTGACAACTAATGAGGCAGTAGGAAATGTTGCCGCTGTCGCTGCTTACAAGAGACAACTCAAGATACTTGAGGGCAGACGTAAGAAGTTCAAAAGGTACATGGAGGAAGGCGCAGAACTAGCCGTCGATCCATTGTGGGTTTACATGATGAATCCAAAGTTAGCCAAAGATCTTATGCCTCTAAATTCTAAGATGATTAGGGAAGAGTTCAAAAAGGCAAACAATGGTAAGATCCAGTTTTACTCTCATCCACTTGCTACAATCCTAGCCGTTACTATGGGCATGGGAATGTTAGCAGCCCTCGGACTTGAGGAACCAGATGAAGAGGTCATGCCAGACGGCATCCTAACAGCGTAAAGAGGCCCTTCGGGGCCTTTTCTACATATGGAGACTTATATGGTTGCACCAAAGAAGCCTCGGAAGAAAGCACCAAAGAAGGAACTTACTCATCCGAAAAAGGCAAATCACGGCAAAGCAAACTATTTCACTACACTCATGTCTACACCAGAAGGCAGGGCATTGAGGAAGCAGTGGTCAAACAAGCCTAAGAAAAATGCAGGACGTCCAAGAGGAACTCCAGACGGTTACACTGCAGAGATGATCAAGCCGATCAGAAAACAAGCAAAAGCAGATGCTGAAAGGATTGTTGCGATAATGGCTAAAGAAAACGATATCGACGACGAATTTGCAGTCGAAGCACTCAAGACAGCCGTCGAGATAATGCGCGAACCTGCACAAAACAGAGACCGCCTCACAGCGGCTCGAATGGTCTTGGATTTCACTAAGACAAAACCTGCCGCTAAGAGCGAAGTCACAATCGGTAAGGCAGAAGCCTTCTTGGAGTCGCTGTTAGACAGCGATGAGGAACAAGAAGAGCAAAATGGACAAGAAACTTAAAGCAGTCAGACAACGACTATTTGATGACTTCGACTTCTACGCAAAATCAGCCCTAAAGATTAGAACTAAAGATGGAGACATACAGTCTCTCAATCTCAAACCTGCACAGAAGTTACTTCAAGATGCAGTAGACAAACAGTTAGAGTCTGAGGGCAAAGTTCGTATCATAATACTCAAGGCGAGACAGCAAGGTCTTAGTACCTATTGTGGTGGCTACCTTTACCACAACGTGTCTCAACGGAAGGCTTGTAAGGCACTGGTGATTACTCATCATTCTGACAGTACTAGAGCATTGTTTGATATGACTAAGAGGTATCATGAGAACTGCCCTGAGTTACTAAAGCCTCACACTAAATACTCCTCTCGCCGTGAACTTACATTTGACGTCTTAGATAGTTCTTATGTTGTTGCGACGGCAGGAGGTGAAAGTATTGGTCGAGGTGAGACTTTAACCCATGTTCATGCTTCTGAAATAGCGTTTTGGTCTAAGTCCACGGCGCTAGAGAACTGGAACGGCCTCACGCAAGCAGTCCCAAACAAAAAAGGAACTGCAATCTTTGTAGAGAGTACGGCTAACGGTGTTAGTGGTGTTTTCTATGATCTGTGGAGAGGAGCCGTCGAAGGTAAAAATGGATACATACCTGTCTTCATTCCTTGGCATTTAGACCCCGACTATAGGGAACCAGTTCCTAAGAACTTCGAGCAGACACCAGAAGAGGAAGAACTAGTTGAGAAGTATGGTCTTGATGATGAGCAACTCATGTTTAGGCGACGTAAGATCGCCCAGAACGGAATTGATCTATTCAAACAAGAGTACCCTATCGAGGCTGATGAAGCCTTTCTCACAACTGGGAGACCAGTGTTTAATCCCGAGACATTACAAGAGGCTCTCAACGATGCTCCAGACCCTATCAATCGACTGGCGCTTGAAGGCGATGAGTGGCTAGAGAACCCTAGAGGCGAACTATCACTCTACAAGAAACATGATGCCGGAGAGAGATATACGATCGGTGCAGATGTTGCTATGGGCGTGTCCGGTGGAGACTGGAGTGTAGCACAAGTCTTGGACTCGAAGAAAAGACAAGTAGCCACATATCGAGCCAGAGTGCATCCTGACTACTTTGCAGAAGTTCTTTTTGCTTTAGGTACGTTCTTCAACGAGGCTCTTATAATTGTAGAAAACAACAGTCAC